AGAGAACCCGCGCCCATCTCTTTCTTTATCCCAAGGGAAAGTGATTGAACGGAAAGGGAAAGGTCATGACCTGCCGCGAATTGAAACGATCATCACGGACGCAGCCGGGTCGTACGGCCCAGAAGTTGCAGATTGGGCTCAGCGTATTCTCGGAGTGGAGCTCATGCCGTGGCAGAGGCATGTTCTCAACGGTCAGCTTGCCGTCGATGCTCAAGGGCAGTTCCTTAACCACGTTTCTCTTGTCAGTGTCGCCAGACAAAACGGAAAGACAGTAGCGCTCAAAAGCCTGCTGTCATGGTGGTTGTGTAAGTACTCGCTTGAGGTCGGCCCCCAAACGATTCTGACTACTGCGCACCGGCTTGATCTAGCGACTGCCCTATTTCAAGATTTAGCGCCGATTATTGAAGCCAAGTTCGGTGTCAAAGCTGTGTGGGCTTATGGTCGTAACAGCATCAAGGTTGGTGACTCCAAGTGGCATGTCAAAGCTGCTCGGCCCTCAAGCGGTCACGGTATGTCGGTGGATCTCATCATTGCGGACGAAGTGTTCGGCATTGATTCAGAGACGCTTGACATTGGCCTGCTGCCGACTCAGCGCGCGCGACCTAATCCGTTGTGCTCGATGTGGAGCACAGCCGGTACCGAGGACTCCATTGCGATGTTGCGTTGGCGTGAGCAAGGCATCCGTGCCATTGACTCGGGCGAGGTCACGAATTCTGTGTATTTGGCTGAGTACAGCCCACCACCAGAACTAGACCCGATGAGCGAAGCCGCTTGGGAGTACGCGAACCCTGCGCTCGGACACACGCTTGACATCCGTACTGTGCAGGCTGAATCTAAAGGCCCGAACCGTGCTGGCTTCCTTCGATCTAGCGTGAACCTATGGGTGCAGTCAGAGTTGTCGTGGCTGCCGCCCGGCAAGTGGGAATCGTTGCGCACCGATTTGCCACCGTTGCCCGGTGGCGTACTCGCCGTAGAAGTATCGCTCGACGATGGCAGGTATGTGGCTGTCAGAGTGAACGCGAACACTGCTGGGATCCTGACTGCGACTGTCGCGTTCATGTGCGAAACAGTGACACAAGTGTGGGATAACATTCGTGCCCAGTTGCTTTCCAACTCAGGCTTGCAAGTTGCTATCACGCCAACACTGGACACCAACTGCCCCTCCGATCTGCAACGTCGCAGGGTGCTGGTCGGCTATCAAGAGATTGGCCGTTACACGTCAATGGTCAAGAACCTGATTAATGAGGGCCGCGTTGCGCACACCGGCGAGACGATGCTGGCTGAACATGTCGGTAGAGCTGTCGCTGTTAAGACTCCAGGCGCTATTGCGTTGTCATCACAGAAGTCGTCTGGGCCGATTGAGTTGGCTCGCTGTCTGGTGTGGGCTGTTGGGATGATGAGCAAGCCACGACCGATGATCAACCGACCCATGATTGCATCGAGTGCCTAGACTGTTGCCACGATGGCATTCTCACTGAAGCGCGCAGTCGCTAACAACACAAACGCACAGATTGGTGCAGCTGGCGCTGCCGGCAATCCGCTGGTCGGCAACTTCATGACCTACACGACCGATTTCAATCGGTCGGCAGCCATCCAGATTCCCACCATCAGCCGCGCACGTGACCTGATCTGCTCCATGGTTGGCTGCCTAGAAATCCATCAGTACGCGAAGCAGTGGATGGATGACGACTACGAGGAACTTGACCTGCCCGATGACACGTGGTTCCATCAGCCCGACCCGAACGTGACACGCAACTTCATCATGTCATGGACTACCGATGATTTGCTGTTTTACGGTCGTGCGTTCTGGATTGTGACCAGCCGATTCGGCAACGGCTTCCCAGCCACGTTTACGTGGATTCCAGCCGACAACGTACAGACACGCGACCAGGCTGGCCCCCAATGGTTCGGCCCGAGCAAAGAGGTGTACTTTAACGGCTACAAGCTTGACCCCAACGACGTAGTGCAGTTCCTTAGCCCAATTCAAGGCTTGCTCACAATGGGTGCTCGATCAATTCGCACCAACATCAACCTTGACACCAGTGCAGAGCGCTTTGCCAAGAACCAGACACCTGCCGGTGTGCTGAAACAAACTGAGGGCGAGCCATTAAGCGCCGAGGAACTAAGCGACTTGGCTGCAGGCTTTGCAGCTGCACGAAACAACAACGCCATTGCTGCGTTGAATCAATACGTGGACTGGAAAGAGTCGTACATGGATCCGAGCAAGCTTCAGCTGACCGAGGCACGCACGTATCAGGCGCTTGAAATGGCACGCATCGCCAACATTCCGCCGTACTTGGTTGGTGCACCGTCAGGCTCAGGCATGACGTACCAAAACGCACAGCAAGCACGCCAAGACTTGTACCTATTCGGCGCTAAGCCATTCATTGACTGCATCGAGCAGACGCTCAGCATGAACAACATCACGCCACGCGGTCGATACATTTATTTGGACGTAGATAGTTATCTGGAGGAAGCAGAAATGTCCTCCGAGTCGGACAACGCTGCACCGACTCGGAGGCAACCAGCCGAAACAGAAAACGAGGACTCATGATTCGCCTAACTGCACAAAACACATTCGTCCTGGCTGAAGATGGCCAGTCGCCACGTTCGATCAGCGGTGTTGCCGTACCTTGGAACACTGAAGCAACGGTCAGCGACGGTACTCGCGTCAAGTTTGAGCGCGGATCACTCCCCATCACTGGCAAGAAGCCCAAGCTGCTCAAGTACCACGACTCCGAACAGCCGGTAGGCGTAGTCACCGGGCGCTTGGACTCCGAGGAAGGCATGCTGTTCACGGCCCGAATCAGCGCCACATCCGAGGGTAACGACATGCTCGAGCTCATCAAAGACGAAGCCGTGGACTCGGTATCGGTAGGCGTTGACGTAATCGACGCTTCCTACGACGACAACGGCACGATGGTCATCAAGAAGGCGAACTGGGTAGAGTTGTCGCTAGTCACGGCACCTGCGTTCAAGGGCGCTATGATTACAGAGGTTGCAGCGACCGAACCACAAGAGGAGACAAACACAATGTCCGAAGTCAAGGTCGAAGCATCCGTAGAAGCACCAGCACCAGCACCACAAATGCTGTTCGCTGCCCCCAAGGCTGAGTTCAAGTTGCCATCGGCAGCTGAGTACATCAGCAAGATCATTCGCGGCGGTTCAGAGGCGCAACAGTTCCTCGCCAACATTCGCGCTGCTGCACCCGATGTGGTCACGACCGACACGCCTGGCATCTTGCCAGAGCCAATCGTTGGCCCGGTGTACAACAACTTCCGTGGCTTGCGCCCAATCGTTGACGCAATCGGCGTGAAGGCAATGCCTGGTGGCGGCAAAGTGTTCCGTCGCCCAGAAGTCACCACCCACACGACCATTGGCGCGAGCAACGGCGAAAACGTTGCGCTCGATGCTGGCACGTTCGTTGTGTCAAACAACAACGTCACCAAGGGCGTGTACGGCGGATACGTTCGCTTGTCGGAAGAAGACATGGATTGGACTGAGCCAGAAGTGCTCGGCCTCATGGTCGATGACATGGCGCGCATCTACGCCAACGAAACCGACAACGTGGCAGCCGACAACCTCCATGCAGGTGCATCGGTCACGCAAGTGTTCAACGGCGCAAGCATCACCGACCCGGCTTACTGGGCTGGCTGGATGTACGACGCTGCATCAACCATCCTCTCAGGCTCAAACGGCAACCTGCCAACGCATCTGTTCGTGGCCCCTGGCCAGTGGGCAGCACTCGGCAAGTTGTCCGATTCGGCTGATCGCCCACTGTTCCCACAGGTCGGCCCAATGAACGCCTTTGGCAGCCTGCAGCCCGGTGGCGCAGCTGGCAGCGCGTTCGGCCTGACGGTCGTGGTTGATCGCAACCTCCCAGTGGGCGCGCTCATCGTCGGAGAGCCCTCGGGCTTTGAAATCTTCGAGCAGCAGAAGGGCGCAATCCAAGTGGAAGCCGCTGACGGCTCGCTGTCGCGTTACATCAAGTTCCGTGGCTACTTTGCCACGTTGATGATTGACGCAACGAAGTTCGTCAAAGCCGTCTAAGTTCACTCCCTCCAGGTGACATTGAACGGTGGCAACTTACTCGGTAACCCATAAGCAGGTTGTCAGTAACGTTGCCATCGTTCAACTGCTTGAGCCTCACAACTTTGAGGTCGGCCAGTCAATAACGCTGTCGGGCATTGGCGCGCCATGGAATGGCACGCACAAAATCCTTGCCCTGCCGGAGTACTACTTCGTTGGCGTATCGCAGCAAGGCGATTACCAGTACGACACTGACACCATCATCCAGAATCAGGTGCAGTTCGCGCTCACGACTGCGGACGTAGATCGAGCAGCTGCGACCGGCACATGCACCTACTCGGTGACCTGCTCATGGATTGTGCTTGGTGACCTTGAGGATTATCTCGGATTCACGTTCACGAACCCGAGCGCTGACCTTGACGTAGCGAACATGGCGCTAAGCGCAGCCAACCAATTTGCGTACCGTAAGCGTGAGGAATCTGGCTATTTTGACTCGCCTAGCACCGTGCCGGATGGCGCTGTCAAGCTTGGCACCGTCCAGTACGCAGCGA